ACCCATGGCCATCTGAGTGCGAGACATATTGTCATTGCCCGTCATGCCATAACCGGCCATAAGCTGCTGTTGTTGGTCTTGCTGGTTAAGCAGGTTGTTTGCTAACCCTAACTCTGCCTGTTGACTCATACCTATACCATAACCTGACCGTCCCAAGCCTAAAGCTCTATTGCTTTCGGTTGCATTTTTTGCAACTAAATCCCTGAGCATTTGCTGATTTGGGTCGTTCATCACGCCTATTAGCGCCTCAGCTCTGCCGCCTGCCGTTCCAGTAGATTGCAGGTTTTCCAATGCAGGGCTTAACATGCCAGCCAAGCCGGAATAATTGCCGACAATATCCCGCATATACCCCATTTGTGCGGCGTTGCCCTGATCGTATAGGCTTTGTATCATCAATCGTTTAAAGAATCCCATTCTTCCCCCTATACAATCGGCGTTGTGCCGTCTGATGCTTTTACCCATTGCCCGTTACGGCGAATGGCTAAGCCTTGCCCATCAATGAATACAAGCGTATCGTTTTGCGGCTCGACTGCATCATCATTCAATTTATTAAGACTATCATAACCCTTGACCCTATAAAATATTTCTATATCACTATCAAGGATTTTCTGTAGTTCATTAAGGAAATTATAACTTTCCTCGGTCAGTACGCCGTCAACAGTCAGTTTATCCGGCCTATCAGGTATTCTACTCAAAAGCCAACCCGTCCACGTTCATTGGCACATTGCCATAGCCTATAATCCAGATGGTTAAACTTTCAGGGGCTTTACTGATGCCGCCCGTCCATCTGACTTGGTTGTTATAGTCACCCGTTCTGCCAAGATTGCGCCACCGCTGCTGACTTGGCAGCTTTGCGTCTTTGCTGTGGGCCATCATGATTTGAGGTATATTCTCGCCCAGTGCCCGTCCTGCTGTGACTGATGCTGCAATCCGGCGTACAAAGAAGTTTGACTCAGGCGTAGAGCGAATAAACGTCTTAATGGCGTATTCGATAACATTACCGTATTCGTTGCCGCTATCTCTCAAAACCCCAATTGCGCTCGATTGTTCGTCACCAGTCCACTGATAGTTATACGCCGTCTGTATTGTCGATATACGCCACGTTTTATTAAGATACCCTGATACACCTGATTGCCATAAAGCCCAGCCTGCACCGTAAAATACAAGGGTATGGCGCGGCAGATTAAAGATGGTTAAGCGTTGGTTTTTCCAGTGAACGCTGTTTGCATCAATATTGCGCAAATCAAAGAATGAATACTCTTTGTTAATTAACTCGTTGATAGCATCATTGGATATTAGCTGAGGCTGTTCGCCCATGACGTAAATACCAAAGTCGCCATCACTATCATTGCCGATAAAGGCGAATGTCTCGGCATATTTAACCAAGCCGCAAACATAGCCCACTTTCGACTCTGAGCCTTTCCGTCCTACGTAGGTTTGTCGTGTAGCATCATAATCAATACGCTGAAAACTTCGAGAGCCGCCAACAAAGATAGAGCGCCTTACGGTGAAAACGCATCTGTTAGGGTCAGGATATGATTCGGCATCCGCAAAATCTTCTGAGTCGATAGCTGAAGCGTCTTCGAGATTAGACCAAAAGAAAGGATTACCATCCTCCGGCACAAAGACAAAGCGCCCGTTATCATAGGCAACTGACACGCTCGGCCTGTAATTGGGGTCTGTTATTTCTTCTAAGCCATCAACCTGATTATAAACGTATCCTTTCCCGCCCACTTCCATAATACACAGGCTTGTAAATCCACCCACAAGAATACAACGACCATTACCCGGAATCTCACCCAAGTCATCCACTTGTATATCTTCAGGCTGTAATATCTTCTCAGCCCTATTATTAATAATAGTGACACGTATCAGGCGCGTGCCGCTGACCATGTAAAGCTCTTCGTCGCCGGTTTCGTTATTAGCAAATAATCCAGCCCCGCGACTTGCCCCAAAACCGCTTGTGACTTGGTCAACACCTGGGCGGATAGATAGAACAGGCGTATCGCCGCTGGTCATAAACATGTTACGAACCAGCTCTTGTGATCTCGGGGATGACTCCAAGCCGGTCAAACCCTTTGGCAGTGGTATCGGGTTCATTTAAACAGTCCTGATTGGCTTTTCTTCAATAGATATTTGAGCGTTGTATATCGTAAGCTCAGTATTTAACGCCTCCGCCAAATATTCTAACGTCCACTTGTAAGTGACGCCTGCCGTCAGGTTAAAGTCTGCCCATACTGTTTGAGGTATGCGCGTATCAGTAGATGTATTTACCTGCCCAACTATCGCGCCACCCTCTTGAACGTCAACCAAGACGCCAGCCCCAGCAATCTCTTTACTTTCGTATTTTGCAGCCAGCAAAACAACAGGAGCGCCACCATTCTCTGATACGGATATTTTAAAATCTGCTGATGAGTTGCTGACATCAATAGACCAAATCCAGATAACGCCGAGGCGGTAATTGCCTGAAACTACAGGCGTAAAGGTTAATCCCTCGCCGTAAGTCTCATAGACATTTTGCTGTTGGTTGGCAAGCGCCACAGTTGTTTGCCCAGGCAGGTATAAGCCAGGTATGTCTCGGTCATAATACGGCAGCGTGTTTATATCTCCCAGCCCTTCAATGCTTTGACCGTTAACGTCTTTTAAGGGGCGCTTTGATTGAATGCTAGCAGATGTTTCGTCGCCTGTGTTTGTGCCTGACTGATCGTTTATTACATTGATTTGAGCACTTGTGACAAACTTGTTGGTTGTGCCGGAGTCGTCCACGTTATCAGCATCAGGGAATGATAGCGTTACGTTCGCGGCATCACCACCTACACCGTCACCCGTTACAGATTGCACACCGCCGCCAGCTATGGCGACATCGCCAACCCCTTCCAGCGTCTCGCCGTTGACTGTTTTAATAGGGCGTTTTGTCTGTATTGTTGCTTGCGTTTCATCGCCCGTGTTTATCCCTGATTGTCCAGCTATTAAAGCTCGCTCAGCAGGAGTTAAGAATAAACGTGTGGCTGACTCACCAATGCCATCAATAAGCACTGAAAGCGGCTCGCTGAATTTACCTGAGCCGGATAGCGATGTATCGGTGAAAGGATAAGTCGAACTGAAGTCCTTCTCCCAAGTGCTGCCCAATGGGAATACTAAAACGCGCTCCTGTGCAGATACTGCGGCGATAAACACATCATTTGCATCGTGGACGTTGATTACAAAATCATTATTAACTGAGCCGTTCCAAATCGCGCAGAAATACTTATCAGCCGCAGCTGCTGTAATATCAGGCAGGGTCAGCTTAATGTCTGAATTTTGGAATACTGGGCTAGCGATTACAAGATAATCCCTAGTCGTCAAAGCTTGGTCACTTAGTACGGTTTCTGGGTACGCCTCAGTGATACCCTTAACGCTGATTAGCGGGTTTGCTGGGTCGGCATTATCAACTGATACATCTAACTCACCGGGCGCAGCATCTACACTCTGAACACCCGAGCCGCCGCCGCCTTGGGCCAGTGTATTTAACGCATCGGTTACAGTCGCACCGCTTACGCCTGAGTCGTTTTCTATATCGCTTGAATCCTTAATCGCTGAGCCATAGGAATTACTGCCAATCGTGCCGTTGATAACACCGTTGTTAATAATATTACCATCATGGGCGATGACTGCGATGTTTAGTACGCCACCGGCATCAACAACAATATCACCTTTTAAACGTGCGTCGAAAATGTCAACAATAGCGCCATCTTCAACCTTGATAGCTACTGCAGCATCAATCTCGTTAACAAAGCAGGATACAGTACCCGATACAGCTCTGATGCCTATGTTATTCAGGCCGCCGTTGTCAGTGATTGCGCCGATATTCGCTACGGCTGGCTCGCTACTGGTCGATGCGTACAAAAAGCCGGTATTATTATCGCCCTCTGAGTTTATCTCTTTAACCTGTAAGGCTCTTGGCTGTGTGCCGGTGGCTTCATAATTTACGCCGACGCTGTCATTGCCGCGCATTAATACCTGGCCAACTTCTAAAAAGGCGTTTTGCGTTGTGCCTGTAGCCAGATATCCCGTTTGATTATTACCATTCATAATCATTGATTTGCAATTAATTGCTGATCGGTCTGCACCGTTGGCTAAGTAACAAGTTTGACCCGGCGTAGCATTGGTTAGCAGAGTTTGAATGGTAACCTCAGCGCGAGCCGAACCAGTAACGCAGACGCCGTTAGCATCAGGCTCTATCAAGGTGATGCGGCTGTTCTTTAAATCCACCTGAACATCATTAAGCGCAACATAACCGCCCAAGTAATTAGATGCGCCAAGGTCAATGATTGATGTGGCGATAAAGCCGCTTGGTGGTGGGTTAAAGGCTTGTACAGATATGTTTGCCTGCGCCAGCGTTTTAACCGCCTCAACACTATTAGCACCACTATTAACATCGTTGCCGCCATCGCTTACAAAAACATCCCTTGCTGCGTCACCCGGTAAAATATTGCTCATTTATAACAATCTCCATTCGAAGGTGCTTGGCTTGGCGCCATACCTTGCTGAGTTAGGTGAAACGACAAAGCCGTTTTGTATCGTATCTGTGCCTTGTGGCGTTACAGTAACAACGCCATCCTCTGCGTTGATTGTAACTGACCCGCCATAACCTACAGCAGGCGGCAGGATGATCTCACATACACCAGTGCAGTATATAATGCCTTCAGTGCCGTTCATCTGGTAGGGGCTGTCATCCTCGTCTATCTCTATCACTACGCCATCATTGCCACCGTTGCCGATTTGAGCTGCAAGGTCAGCGACTAAAGTAGAATAAGGGATGTTTTGATTTTGCGCTGCCTCACCATCGCTAGCGACACCTGTGAATCGGAAACTATCTGAGATAAAGCCAGCATCAGAAAAGGTTGATACTTTACGCCCGCGCTTTCGGCATGTGGGGCAGCTATATCGTTGGCAATTACAATCTGCTGTTTTAATGCTCATTTCCGCCCTCGGTTATGATATTGACATCGCCCTCTGTTAGCATATCCCGATTTCCGTATGGGTATATAACAGGGTCGCAGTCAGGGTAATAGTTCCAGCTATCGGATGACCAATTCTGGCCGGTTCCCATAGGCAAGGTGCTGGGGTAAACAGAAGCGGGCTTTTTGCCTGCAATGGTAAATAATTTGTTTTCCCAGTTTTTAGCGTCGTTCTCTAACGCCATAGGAAAAGGCACACCGAAGTTATACAAGGGCCAAAGCATCTTGGCTAGGTTGTACTCAAACGCTGGTACAGCCCATTCAGGGACGTTGAGAGAGCCTGACAAAGCATCTAGCTCTATTTGGCCAGCACTTATATCAAGATTCAACTCATACCACATCTGCCAAAGTTGATTCAACTTGCTAATGCCATCGGCATAAGTGTCATCATCTGCTGAGTTGTAGTTAGTTTCTTCACCGCAATAACGAAGTGCTGTTCGGATTATGTCTTTTACTATAGCCATAAAGTAAAAGAGGCGGTTTCCCGCCCCTTCCTGGTAGGTTAAGCGTTGCCGTAGAATTGACCGCCCATCAGGGTATTGAAACAGCAGAACACCGGCAGCATATCAATACGCATCTTCTGAACGTTGGCATCTTCATCTGCGTACTTAGTGGCACGCATTGAGAAACCAGTGGTCTCATCAGTCATAACGGTGCTGTCAGTATCATTCAGAGGTGGAAGCTCAACAGTACCAACACCAACGAAGCCTTTAGTGTAGAACAGGCCGGGCTGGTAAGTTTTACCGCCAACACCTTCAATGCGCACTGAGTCGCCAGTAGTGATAGCACGATCAACCACATTGTACTGCGGCAAGTCAGTATCGAAGATTGGTGTGCCTGATACTACCAAGGTCACATCACCACCAGCAGAGGCATTAATGTCAGCCTTAACAACACCGGCAAAAGGTACACCAGCGTTACGGCGAACTAATGGCGATTTGTTTTGCTGCTGAAGCATCAAAGTATCAGTAAACTCAATAGGCTGACCAGCTTTAAACTCAGCATTTGCAGGCAATCCAGTCAATGCTACTGAGAACTCAACAGAATCTTTTAAAGCGTTATAGGTTACTGTTGGAGGTGCTGAAACCTCAACGCCTGAAGCCCCTGCTGAGTCGCCTGATTGATAGCTCTGCAAAGAGTTAGACATAAACGCCTGTAGGCCGCCAAAGTCTTTACTGATTTGAGCTTTACGCCATGCTGCGTTAACCAAGTTGTTATCGCCTGATGCTAAGCCGGACTGAGTGTCAGCTAAATCCTGACAAGCCCATGGGTTCATAGTGGCGTACATTTCCATGCCATCAACACCCAAAGCGGTCAGATATGAACCACAACCAGCAACATCACCCCAAGCATCAATAGGCTGCTCAGGCACACCAGACAATAAGCCGGCGTTTGCAATCATAAAGTTACCAAGCTCACGCTCGAACTCTGTGACCATTTTCTTGTAAGCTGGCGCTAGAATCTCATCCAGCTGGTTTAATTCAATGGCCTGCTCTAACTGTAACCAGTCAATACGGATAGTGATGTAGTCACTAATTCGCGCTGTACGGGTTGCAGAGATTAATGGGCTTGCGTCAATGCCTGAAGTGTCACCAGTAGCGGTGCGCAATACTTCATATTGATGCGGCACTTTCATCTGTACCGAGTCACCCGTTTTAGGGTTTATTTGACCTTCAAGCAACTGCGTATCTACTGTTTGCAGCAATACACGGTCGTCCATGAAGCCGGGAAGGAATTTCTCCAGTACGATCTCACTGGTATTTTTTTCTAAATTGTTAGCCATTTTGACTACTCCTATTTAATGATGATTTAACGGCCCGATTTGACACGAATCTTCATGCCACGCGCTGCTGTTTTCTGCGAAAATTCGTCCGGCTCTGTTGCCGACATCCCATTAAGCACTTGTGCAGGCTCGGGCGCTTTACTTACGCTACGAGTGACAGCTTGGCTAGATAATTCTTGAAGCTTATTGAATATATCAAATGGGCTATTTAAAGAATTAACCTCGGCAAATACAGCGGGGTTTTCCGCTAAATGCTTGTACAATGCAGGCGCTGAAGGGTGGCTAGTAATAGAGTCATCTAGCACTGGATTTAATCCTTGGTGTGCTAGCTTTTTAATACTATTAAAACCTTCTTCAACATCAATATTAAGTTTGGCCGCCTTAGCGATAAACTCTTCTTGCTGCTTCTGCGCAAACTGTGCTTGCTCTTGCTGCTGTCGTTCTTGTTGTCTACGCTGCTGTTGCTGAGCAAGGTCTTGTTGTAAACCTTCACGCGCTTTGCGTGTGGCAATCTCAACAAGTTGCTGGTTATACAATTCAGGTTCATCGTATTGATCAGCTGTGGGTAGCTCCATCGGTGCGGCTTGCTCTGGCTGTGCTTGCGGCATTTGCTGCATTTGCATTTGCTTAAGCTGGCTTAGCTCCGCCTCTAATTTCTCTGCCCGTTCTCGCTCGCTGTCGCGTTGGCCTTTGAGGTTGTACTTTTCTGCTGTCAGTTTATTAAACCGACTTTGTACCGCATCATTGGCTTCCACATGATCAGCGTTTTCAGTGTTGTTTATCGTGTCACTAGCACTATCGGGGGCTGACTCCGACACCGGGGTTTCAGCTTGCGCCATGTTTTCACTGGCTACAGCTTCTTCGCCTGCCTTCAGCTCGTCACTCATAGTAGAGTCCTTCATCATTAACAGTTGTTGTTAAACCTCGGGTATACCGCCGAGTACGGTTAATTTGATTATAAACACATTTCAGCAATAGATAAAATTTATTGCTTTGGGCGTGTTTATTAATAATACCTATTCAATCAGCTTACTAAACTCAGTTGGGTCAGGAATAGCGCCTAACCTGTCGAAGTAGCCGATGTTGTCGCCATAGTTCACTTTGTTTATATAACTAGCCAAGCCGCCTAATGGCTTACCTATTGGCGTTTCAATGCTGTCAAATATATTGGCTATCTGTGCAGCCGTGTCGCTCTTTGGCGCTACTGCCATCTGCGGGTTATATGGCTGGCCTTTCATGGCTAATAAGCCGCCCAATCCCATGCCTGCTGTACCTATCATTGCGGGTAGTGTGGCTTGACCAAGTAAATCAGATTTATTAATGTTTGCAGGGTCAAAGGCTGCGTTGACTGAGCGTATGTTGAAGGGGTCGAATACTGCCACTACATCACTATTTCCAGTCTCGGCATTAAAAGCACCTGAACTACCTCTATCTCTTAAATCTTGAAAAGTTGCAGAATCCAAACCTCTGCTTTTAGCGAACCTAGCA